TCCCCGGACGAGTCCTTGCCCTGCGCCTTGGCCCCCGCCACGAACGCCCGAGCGTCCGCCTTGAGTTCCCGCAGCCGGGCGACGACACCGGCCCCGACGCCGATCGCATCGACCTGGGCGTACGCCCCCGGGTGCAGCGCCCGCATCACACGCCCGGCCGTCTCCATCTGGTCGCCCCGCGCGAAGCTGTCGAGCTGGGTCAGCACGTCCCCATGCCTGACGGCAAGCACCGTGCGGTCGCCGCCCATCTCCCCGCCGCCGACGTCCACGCCGATACAGGTCTGCGGGCCGGGCCGTGTGCCTGCGTCCTTCCACTCCTGCCACCGCTCGACGGCCGCCTCGATCCACGACAGCGGGATGACGCCGTCCGCCTCCTCGGCGAACTCCCCGAGGACGCGCGTGCGGTAGACGCTCGACCCGTCGCCCCACTGCCGGGCACGGGCAGCCGCCCATTCCCGCGTGACGCGCCCGGCCCCGATAGCCTCCTCGAGCGAGACGTGCCTCGGCCACCAGTCCTCTAGGCCGGGCCGGCGCGCGTGGATCGCATGGAAGCGCCCGATCGGCTGGCCGGGCGTCGAGGTCGCCAGGACGTACGCCTCCCCGGCCGAAAACGCGCCCTCGATGGCATCCCAGGTCGGATCGGGGATGGCCTTGCCCTCGTCGATCAGGTACAGGATCTCGTCTGCGTGCGCGCCCTCGATCAGCTCGGCCCGGTCGGATGCCACAGCGAACGCCTCGCCGTGAGGGAGCTTGATGGACATCGTTAGGAGTTCCCGCCCCTCCCGCCACGGGACGATCCCGGCCGCCTGCCACTTCGCGCCTCGGGACCAGCGGGTGATCTCTGGCCAGAGGTACTTCTCTAGCTGCCGCCAACCGCCAGCCGTGGCAACGACCTTCCAGCCTACGCCACGCGCCTCCCTCGAAGCCGCGAACGCTATCGCAGCCCAGGCGACGAGCGCCGTCTTGCCGAGCCCGTGCGGACCGCGAACGCAGACGCGCCGCCTCGAGTGCAGGGCGGACAGGATCTCGGCCTGATACGTAGCGGGGCTCGCCCCGAGAACGTCGCGGGCAAAGGCAGCAGGGTCGGACCAGTAGCGGGAGGAGACGGCCGCTTTTGCGCCACGTTGCCCCAGGAAGGCCCCCCACTCCTCAGCGACCGACGGCACGGAACTCCTCCTCGACGGCCGCCAGCGCGTCAGGGAACCGGATCAGCGTGCCGTACATCCGCTCCCGGAAACCGAGCCACTCGTTCGAGGCGAGGAAGACGTTGACCTGGGCTGCCGGGTCCTGCTTGATCTCGCCCCTCGTCTTCCCCAAGAGTTCGGCGATCGGCTTGATGGCTACGGCCAGATCCTTGAGCAGCACCCTGAGGTCGGCCGCCTTCACCTCCCACCGGACGACCGAGACGCCGAGGCCCTCCTCCACCCGCTCGAGGAGGTCGTCCAGCTTACGCACCTTCTGCACCCGGCGATCGCCGACCGTCTCCTCGACTACGACCGTGATTTCCCGCGCCCTCGGGTCGAGGTTGTAGCGGGTCGGGTCCTCAGGGTCCCGGAGCGCGCGGTCGATCGCATCGGCCATCATGTCCAGCTTCGAGGCCACGGCGTCTAGTCGCTCGAGCTGGGAGACCTGGAGGTCTGGGCGCGGGAGGCGGGAGAGGCGGGCGTCAGCATCCCGTACGGACTTTGGCAGGTGCTTGTCACGGAAGGCCCGAACGGTGTTCCGGTGGACGCCGAGCCGTCTAGCTATTGCACAAAGATTCGCGCCAGGCTGACGCACCTCCTCGAGGAGCTCGGCGGCGTCCGGGCGATTGTCGAGCTTGGGGGGCATCCCCCGCTTCCGGCCTGGTCGTCCGGCCATCAGGCGACCCTCCGCTGGGGGTGACTACCTCTGAGGTCGGCACCGAGGTCGGCACCGAGGTCGGCACCGCAGAAGTCACGTTCCACCATATAGATACCTACAAGGTGCCGACGGTGCCGACCTATAGGGTAGAAATGAACACGGCTACGCAGAATGGGCGTTTTCCACAGGGTCGGTTGACGACGATTTTTCATTTCAAAATTACCCTCTGGAGATGTTGAGGCTAGGCCAGAAAGGTCGACGCGGTCGGCACCGTTGCCGTAACAACGTTCGGTGCAATACGTTGCGAGTGCCGACCTCACCGCGTCGACCTCACGTATTCGCGGAAGTTCTGCCCGTCACGCTTCCTCCTGACGAGTTCGTACCCCAACCGACGCAGCCCCGCGGCCGCACGCATCTGGGCAGCGCGGTCGCGGCGAGCGGTCTCGACGTGGATCGCATCGAGGACCCTCGAGACGGTCACCGCGCCACGGTTCTGCCAGTTGTGGGGCTCGAGCGCCTCTGCGATCTCTTCCTCCCAGGCGTCGGCCTGGTAGCGCTCCTCCTGCTCGGCCGCCGCCGCGGTCAGGAGGTCGTCGGAGTCGAGCCACCACTTCTCACCCGAGCGGTAGGCGTGGACGGCCTCAGCCCAGAGCTGGTCCTTCACTGAGGCGGCCCCTTCGAGGTCGATCGCGGTGCAGCGGACGCCCCAGAAACGGCGACCGCCTGTCTCGTCGATCAGGTACTCCTGCCGGTTCGTCGAGCCGACGAAGACGAGCTGCCGCGGCCAGGTCTGGACCCGGCGGCCGTAGGGCGGGCGGAAGCGGTCCTCGCGGCGGGTCATGAACGCCTTCACGCGCTCGACCTCGGAGCGGTGGACCGAGGCCAGCTCGGCGATCTCGAGGCCCCAGACGCCGCGGACCTGGAGCCCGGCGTCCTTGCTGCCGAGGACATCGATGTCGTCGGAGTACCACGGCGAGAAGAGGACGCTCAGTAGCGTGGACTTCCCGAGGTTCTGCGGCCCCTCGAGGATCAGCGCGTGATCGACCTTGCAGCCCGGGGCGAAGATCCGGGCCACGGCGGCGACCAGGAAGCGGCGGGCCATCGCGCGCGCGACCGTCGTCCCGGTGACGCCGGCGAGATCCTCGAGCCAGGCGTCGATTCGCTCCTCGCCGTCCCAGGCCAGGCCGGAGAGGTACTCCTGCACCGGGTGGCGCTCGGTCGCATGCGCGGCGACGTGGACGGCTGCGTCGACGACTTCGGGCGTGACCATCAGCCGCACCTGCGATTGGAGCCACGCGGCCGTCTGAGCCGTGTGCAGGTCGGACCACGCCCCGGGCGGGGCCTCGATGGGTGGTTCCGAGCAGTGGGTCTCCCCCGTGAACGTGTTCTGCCAGAGCTGGCCGGCCCATGCCGGGTGATAGCGGAGGAACGTCGCGGCGTTGTGGAGGCACTTCTCGAGGACTTCCGAGCCGTCCGTGAGTCGGCGCATGACGAGGGCGTTCCGCCAGTCGGCCGGGTCGATCTGTGGGGATCGCGCGCGCGCCACGTCGGCCTGTACCGCCCGGAGCGGGACCTTGGCCTGCGAGGCGGCCTCGCGCATCGCCCGGTGGCGCTCGATGTCTGACTCGATCGCGGCGAGCTCGGCGACGGGAATCGAGGACGTCGGGACCGGGTCCGGCTGGCGCGGGCGCTTCTTGTAGGCCCAGGAAAGCGCCTTGGCGAATTCGGCTTTCGTCACGGCGCGGTCGTTCTTCCGCTCGTTTGCGACTCGGTAGAGTGAATCAATCAGCTCGTGTGCGAGAGCCTTCGGAACCCGGTTGTCCCGGAGCTGCTGGAACAGCCACACGGCGGTCTGATGCCGGGACAGGCCGTCGCGGATGCGGACGCACGCCCTCGTGAGCTTGCGCTTGCAGACCCGGCGAGCGTCGTCCTCCGCGAGCTCCTCGCCGTCGAACGGCTCCCCGTCCGTGTCGTCGGCGTACCGCTCGCCGATCAGCTCGAGGAGCCAGTTCGGAGCGGGCTCGAGGACGGACTCGTCCTCGTCCTCCCAGGCGTAGCTCCGGCCGGAGGCGTGCGTTGACGGCGCGGCCACGATGTAGCCGCCGTCACCGCGCACGTCGAGCCCGGCCCCGAGCCGGCCGGCCGAGTTGGAGAGCCGCCCGTCGCCCGGGTGGACGAACAGGACGTGGCTACCGCCGGAGCCGGTGCGCGCGCGGAGGGACTGTGGGAGCGGGCCGTACCTGGCTTCGAGGAGTTCGAGGGTTGCGTCGCCGCCGTGGCGCGGGTCGACGTCGAGCGCCCAGAGGCCGGACTCCTGCCCGGTGGCGATGCCGATGTTCGCGTCGGGGTAGCGCGTCCACCACTCCGTGATGACGGCCGCGTCCGTCGAGGCCGAGTGGCAGCCGTTCGGGGCGAGTGGGGAGAGAGGGTGTTTCCCAGCGTTCGGGCAGTCGTCGTTCCCGCATGCGCACCGGCCGTTGCGGAGCGGCCAGACGGGCAGGACGCGCCAGCCGCGGGAGGCGTAGGAGAGAGCGGCGTCGAGCATCGTGGGCGGGGATGGGCGGGGGAGGGAGTCGGGCATCAGGCGGCCCTCTGGATTTCTGCACGCACCGCCGCCACCGCCTCATCCGCCGAGCGCGCCACCATCCAGAGCGCATTCATTCGCCGCATTGCTGCCCCCCACCTCTCTTGTGCCTCGCTGAGCCGCCCGGTTTCGGACTTCACCTCGATCTGGATCGCCCTGCCGGTGAAGAGCACCCCGCCGAGGTCTGCCTGCCCCTCGATACCGACCTTCGTCACATATCCGGACTGGCCCATGAACTTCCCGACGTGCTGCCGCCATACGATGCAGACGGGGCTTCCGTCAGGCCGCCTGAGAGCGGAGAGCGCGAGTTCGATCTCGCGGAGGATCTGGCCCTCGGACTTCTTCATGCCGCACGCTCCGCGAGCGCTTTCTCGGACGCGCGCGGCCAGCGTCCATAGACCGTCTTGAAGCGCCACGCCGCCCACCCCGGCTTGTAGCCGCGCTCCGCAGCCGTGACCATCCACCGTGCGAGCGCCTCGATTGGGAGCGACGTGCCGGCATCGGCGCGGGCCACGACCTCTGGCTCGGGCCAGTTCCCGAACTTCGACTTGTACCGGTACGCGGCCCAGCCTGGGCGGTAACCGAAGCTCTCCGCGTCGGCGAGTAGCTTCCGGTACAGGTCCACGCGCTCGTCCTCCCCCATCCGCTGGTAGCGGCTCACGAGCGACGACGCTTCAACGAGTTCGTCTTCAGACTCCGTCACGCGCGTCACCTGTGCCGGCGGCGCGTAACCGCAGTACGGGCACGTGGGAGACGCCGCCGGGATCACGGCGAAGCACTGTTTGCACGTCTTGACCGGGAGCGGCCGGGGCACCTTGACCTCGTCCGTCAGGCTGTACTCCTCGACGTCGAGCGGGTCGCCGAAGCGCGAGAAGTTCCCGGCGTTGTCGAGGAGGATGCAGTCCACTTTCCCCTCCGCCGGACGCATCGCGCGGCCGACCTGCTGCTTGTAGAGCGCGCGTGACGCCGTCGGCCGAGCCATCTGCACCACGCCGATCTCGGGCAGGTCGAAGCCCTCGGAGATCAGCGAGCAGTTTGAGAGGACCGTGGTCTCGCCCGACCGGAAGCGATCGAGGACGGCGCGGCGCGTGTCCCGGTCGTCCCCGCCGTCGAAATGCTCGGCCGCGATCCCCGCCTCGAGGAACCGCTCGACGAGCGCCTTCGAGTGGGCGATGTCGACCGCGAACGCGACCGTCTTCCGGTTGTCGGCCAGCTTCCGCCACGTCTCCACGACGTTCCCCGTGAGCGACGTCATCCGCTCCGAGAGCTGCCCCTGCGAGTAGTCCCCGGCCACCTTGCGGATGCCCGAGAGGTCGGGCGGTGGCGCGGTGTAGATCCGGGGCCGGACGAGGTAGCCCAGCTCTACCAGCTCGTGCGGGTACGCCGCAACGAGGATCTCCTCGAATAGCGTACCGAGTCCGCGGCCGTCGAGCCGGTACGGCGTCGCGGTCACGCCCACGTGGAACGCCTCGGGGTACGCCTCGATCACGTCGGTGAAGGTGCCGGCCACGGCGTGGTGCGACTCGTCCGTGATGACGAGGGAGGCTTCGGGATGAGCGCGCCGCGCGAGCGTCTGGATCGAGGCGACCTGCACCGGGGCGGACGGGTCTGGCGGCGTGTCGCCCTGGATGACGCCGACGTGGATGCCGTGCCGGCGGAAGCGCTCGGCGGCCTGCTCGACGAGTTCGAGGCGGTGGACGAGGAAGAGGCCGGGGGCGGGCAGGTTCGCGGCGAAGAGCGCCGAGGCAATCTCGGTCTTCCCCGCGCCGGTCGGGGCGACGAGGATCAAGCGCTTGACGCCACGGGAGCGCGCCTCGGCGATCGCTTCAACGGCGCGGGTCTGGTAGGGGCGGAGTGTGGGGGCGCTCACGGGAACAGCTCCCCCTGCCCTGCCGCCTCGAGCTCCTCGCGCTCCCTCCGCTCGCGGTACTTGACGAGCGCGCCTGCGGCCTCGGGGTAGCTGGCGTGGCGGGAGACGACGACGTGGTTAGGCTGGACGAGGGCGGTGCCGGTGGGGGTGCGGAGGACGAGCCAGGTCATGCGGCACCCCAGAAGCGCGACTGAGCGTCCTCCGACGCTAGATGACGGCACGCCTGCCGGAAGTAGGACTCCTTCAGCTCGACGCCTACGAAGCGACGTCCGCACCGGAGCGCGGAGAAGCCCTCCGAGCCGATCCCCATGAACGGGGAGAGGACGACGTCGCCCGGGTTAGACCAGAGCATCACAGCCCGCGTCGAGAGGTCGAGCGGCATCGGGCAGATGTGCTTCTCGTCGCCGGGCGCTCGGGCCGCGCGCGCCTCGAGCACGTCGCACTCGTCAGTGTCCTTCCAAACGGGATTCGCCCATTCCTGCCACTGGTCCAGGGGGAACTCCTCTGGCGTGTGAGTGACAGGATCGACGTCCTCGCCCTCCTTCGCCCACTTCCGGAAGACGACTAGGTACTCCGGGAGGCCCTGGCGCGAGAACGTCGAGTCGGCGCGAAGCTGCTTGTAGAGCAGCCCGTGCGCCTTCGTCTTCGTCATCTCACGGACCGGGCAGCGCTGGATCGTCACCCTCGAATGGAAGTCGAAGCCGGCCTCTGTGTGGAGCCGGATGAGCTGCCCAGGGAAGTCCCGGAGGCCCGCCGTCCCGCGCTGCGTCTTGTAGTAGACGAGGTCCTTGCAGTGGACGGCGACGAGTCGGCCCGGCTTCGTGACGCGGTAGAGCTCGCGCGCGAGGAAGGCGTACTGACGCCCGAATTCCTCATCGTCGACGACGTTTCCCATGTCCGCGGCCGAGTCGTTGTAGATGTAGAGGCCGGCGAAGGGCGGGGAGAAGACGGAGAACCCGATCGAAGCGTCGGGGAGTTGCGAGACGACGTCGACGCAATCGCCATGGTAGGCGGAGAAATTCTGTCCGTGATGCTCGCCAAGGCACTTTACAGCCACGCCGGTAGCCTCCCTTCGTGCGTCGGGATGTAGGGCGCCTTCACGGATGACGCCGTCCCCATCGCGCGCTTCATCGCGCCGACCATCGCCGTCTTCATTCGAGCGTGGTCAGCGGCCTTCCTGTCGATCACGTCGCCGATGTGCTGCTCGGAATCGGCGACGACGAGGTGAACGTCAACCGGGCGCTTCTGGCCGAACCGCCAGCAACGCCGCACGGCCTGGTAGTAGCTCTCGTACGAGAAGGACCGGCCCATGAAGACCATCCGCGCGCAGTGCTGCCAGTTGAGCCCGTAGCCGCAAACAGAGGGCTTTGAGATCAGGACGCGAGACGTGCCGTCAGCGAAGTCGGCGAGCGCAGCTTCCTTGCGCTCGATCGGATGCGAGCCGCGGACCTCGGACACGCCTGGCTCCTCCCCGATCTCGTCGAGGAGGGCGTCGGCCTCATAGTCGGTGTCGCACCAGATCACGCACGGTTCGCCGGAAGCCATCGCCACGGCGGCGGCCGTCGCGGCGCGCGAGCCTGCCGTGCGGCGCTTGACGTCGTGGAGGGTCGTCGCCGAGACGCTCACTGCGTCGAACAGGTCGCCCCATGATTCGACCGTCGCGGCCTCAGCCTCGTGCCGGATGACGCGCAGGGGCGGGAGGTCGAACCCGTCGACGTCGTCGCCGAGGTCGCGGGGGTGCTCGGCCATGCGCGCCCAGGACGCCATCCAGTCCCAGAAGGACTCGACGGCGTGCCCGCGGAGCCTGTAGCGGCCCATCTGCGTCTGGTCCGAGATGAACCAGCGGGCGAGCATCTCGTTCGACGCCATGACGGAGAGGAACTCGCACTGCTGCCCGAGCTCCATGTGATCGTTCGGAGCTGGCGTCGCGGAGGCGGAGAGCTTCCAGCGGTGACCCTCGAACATGCCGATGAGCGCCCGCGTCGTCTTCCCCGTGAAGTTCTTTAGCACGCTCGACTCGTCGAGGGCGACCGCTCCGAAGGCCGCCGGGTCGAGCTTGTCGAGCCGATCGTAGTTGCAGATGTTTGTGCCGAGCTTCGTATCCGACTGCTCGCGGATGACGCGGACATCGTCGTAGCCGAACCGCTTCGCTTCGCGTTCGATCTGCCGGGCAACGGCGAGAGGGGTGAGGATGAGCGCCTTCCCGTTCGACGCGGTCGCAGCGTGCCGACACCATTCGAGCTCGACGAGCGTCTTCCCGAGCCCGGTGTCGAGGAAAATCCCTGCGCAGCCGGCGCGAAGGCCGAATGCGACACACTCGCTCTGGAACGGGAAGAGGTGAGGTGCCAGATCGGGGATGGATGGCAGCCCGCGCAGCGGAGCTGCGACGGCTTTGCGCGCGAGGAGGTCGAGGTACTCACTCATTCCGCCCGCTCCCACAGTTCCGCCCGCACGGTGCCCGTGTGGGGCCAGTACGACGCGACGCCGGAGTAGATGAAGCCTTCGGGCGGGCGGTCGCCCGCCCGGACCCAGACGTAGAGAGTTGAGCCGCTCACTTCCCCACCTCCACCCGCTGCAAGTCGGCCAGCCCGACGAGCATCTCGGCGCGGTGGCGGTCCTCCTCTGCCCTGCGGCCGATCTCGCGTTCGAGTCGTGCGACGCGGGCGGCGAGAGCGAAGTTCGCCTCGATCAGCTTGCCGCGCGCCCGGACGATGATGTCGAGCTGCTCGTCGCGGAAGGCGCAGCCGGGGCAGCCGGTCGTGGTAGAATTCGTGTCAGTCAACGGGACCTCCTTCTCAGGTTACCGGGACAAGGGCCGGGCGTGACGTTGATAGCGTCGGCCCGGCCCGGATCTTCAAAGGATACGCTCATCGCCACCCCGTCACGGCGCACAGGAGCGCGGCGAGGGCGAGGAGTCGCATCGCGTCGTCCGTGGGGAGGATCACGGTGTGGTAGCTCCGCGCCTGCCTCTCGACCTCGGCGACGATCTCGGAGAGCGTGCGGGTCACAGCGCAACCCCCGGCGTGCTGAGAACCGCACAGACCTTCGCCATTTTCTCGGCGTTGGCTTTGGCGAGCCGGACGCGAGATGGGTGGGGACGTTTGCTCACCAGCCACTCGAACGGCCCCATCTCACCGCACGGGATGCCGGGGCCTTGCTTGCAGCGGGCGAACGGGCAACGTACGGAGAGCGGGTCGCGGCGCGTGCGGTCAGCGCTCATCGCGCACCTCCTGCGATCCGCCGCCACCTGCGATCCGCTTCGGCCTTAGTGCGCCCATACGCAATGATCTGGTGCGACCAGCCGGGCACGGAATTCATGCATTGCCTCCGATACCTTGAATCTTCGAGCGCCCAGATTTCGATGTCGGGCTCCGGCGCGTCGCCGCACACCGGGCACGGCGGCAGCGGCTTCAGCGCGTTCATTCGGCGCCTCCCTTCGCTGCGCGGGTGACGCGCTTGAGATCGCAGATGACGTATTCGAGCAGCGGGATGACCGTCGCGATGATCGCTGGCTTGCCGGTCGCGACCATATCGGCGGCGACGTGGAGCTGCTTGTCGGTCGGTAGTGCGAGGATGCGGCGGTGCAGTTCTGCGGGCGTCACCATCACTCGCCTCCTCGCGCGCCGCGGGCGGAGGAGAGGGCGGCGAGGAGGGCGCGGAGGACCTTGTGGTCCTGCGCGATGTCCGCTGCGGCGCTCTTGATCCGCTCCATGTTGGCGCAATCGGACGGAGTCGCGCCGTCGCTCCACGACAGGCGGACGATGGTCGCGGCGTTGGCGAGCACGCGGCGCAGCGCCGACTCCGCCTCCCGCCTCGCGTCGTCGAGCGGGCGGGTCACGGCAGCACCGCCGCGAGCCGCGCCTTGGCCTCGTCGATCTCTGAGCCCAGCGGCACCGGCAGGCCAGCGTCCGCCAGCCGGGTCAGGACGGCGAGGGCCTCGCGGGCGGCGGTCTCGATTCGGCGCAGCCTCTGGTTCTCGGCGCGGAGAGCGGCGATCTCGCAAGTTGCGTCTTCCGCCGTCCCCTCGTCGTCGCGGTAGAGCGGCCCGTTCTCAATGTAGTCGGCGATGTCGTCTCCGGTGAACTGCGACGCCTTCACCTCGATGTAGTAGGTCTTCGTGTCGCTCATCCCCGTTCCTCCTTCGGCGCGAGGGCGCGGCGGAATCCGCACGGGACACACGGCAGTTCCCTCCCTGAGTCGTCGCACGAGTTGTCGAATCGGCACTTGAGCGCATCGGAGCCGTACTGCGAGGCGAACTCGATGCCGGTGCGCTCCAACTCCGCCACGCGGGCCGCGGCGGCGAGGAGGCTCGTCTGGGCGTCGTCCATGGTGTCCCGCAGCTCATTCTCCAGCCCTGCGACGCGCAAGATGAGCCCAGCGTTTTTCGCGTGCGCCTCATCCCGCTCCTTCTCGGCGGCGTCGAGGGCGAGCCGGAGGGCGGCAATCGTTGCGTCCTGCCGCTCCTTGGCCCTGACCGACACGTAACGGCACTTGTAGATCCCCTCGATGACACGGGACGGCCCGCCGCACTGCGGACAGGACGTGTCGTAGGTGGGCTCTTCGTCGCTCACTTCCCCTCCTCCCCGAGCGCGGCGCGGGCGCATCGCCCGACCCACGCGATCAGCGAAAGCATCGGCATCCACTCGGGCGGAGGAGGAGCCTCGCCGAAATGCCCGGTCTTGCGCTCGATCTCCCGCAGCGCCTCCTCCAGCCGCTCCGCGCGGGACTCGGCCAGCTCGCACCGCTCGCTCCACTCGTGGTTGTGCCGGCTGAGGATCTCGCCGAACTCGGCCAGCTCCTTCTCCCCCGCGACCAGCTCCCGCAGCCGGATCAGCCCGCGCTCGAACGCCGCGTCGCCGGTCGTGTCGCCGCAGCCGAGCAGCGCCTCGAACTCGCGCCCCATCCCGAAGCGCAGGTCGGCCGACGCCCGGTAGCTGTCCCGCGCCCGGATCGCGTCGAGCAGCTCGCGCGAGAGCGACTCGGCGCGCTCCTGGTGCTGCGCCAGCGCGGCCCACAGCTCGTCTCGCTCGCAGTATGGGCAGCGGGTGTCCAGATTCGGCAAGCCGTGCGTGCAGAGCCGCACAGCCCCCAGCCCGTAGTGGTTGACGATCTCGCTCAAGGCGTCACCTCTCTCTCGGGTAATGCCCGCCCGCCGGGTCTCCCCGGATTGCGCCGAATCAGTAGATGCGCTCGCAGCGCGACCCATTCGGGCGGGTACAAGAAAACGCGCGCCGCCGGTAGCCCGTCCGCTCGGGGCCGAATTCCGCAGCCCCTCCCACACTCGCTCGGCCGGTGCTGCCGGCCTGTCCGCGTGGTCCCGTGCGTCGGCGGCGCTCATGACTGATCCTCAGATCGTGTCGTCGGGGCCGTTGCCCCAATCGGAGGGCGGGGCGGGCGGCTTCCAGCCCGCGCGAATTCGCTTCGCCCAGCCGCGAGCGCGCGCTGCGTCGAGGCGCTGGTACTTCGCCTTCTTCTGCTCGTCCTCGCTGCCGCCCGCGTTCTGCGAGCAGAAGTAGTCGAGCCGATCGGCGACCATGTCGAGGTACTCCGCGGGGCACTGCGAGAACCGCTTCCCGCGCATCGTCGGGCCGGTCCAGTCGCGCGGGTCTTTCGCCTTGACCTCAGGGTCGCCGTACTGCCCGTCGAGGTCCGCGTCGGATGCGATGGACGGTCCGGTCGGTGCCGCTGAGGTACCGGTCCGGTTGGCAATGGCCTTGAGCGAGGCATCAATGGACTTGAGGGCAGCGAGGATCTCTGTCTCAAGCGGCATTCGCCACCTCCTGCCGGATCTCGGCGAGCTCCTCCGGCGTGTAGAGTCCGGCGAGCAGGTCGGGGTACACGAGGCGGGCGAGGCGGGCCTGTGCGCGAGCGACGAGCATATCGGTCGGGTTCTTGCCCCATCCGCTCTTGTTCCACGCATCCTCGCTCTTAGGCCACGCCTGCCGGGACATCTCGATCGTGTGCGTCAGCTTCACGGGATTACGCGCGCCGCGCCTCTTCGTCTCGTACGTCGCCTGCGTCGCGTCGAAGGAGACCGGCTCGAAGAACTCGGCCAGCCCCGACCGGAGAACGAGCGCCGCCATGAGCGAGGCGGAAAGCGTGTGCTTGCCGTCGAGGTTGTGGATCGACCGGAGCGCGGCCATAGCCGGGAGCCCTAGCTCGCGGCCGACCATGATCGTCGAGAGGACTCCCTGAGGCGTGCCATACGCCGAGAACATCCGCGAGTCGAAGAGATCGCGGGCGAGCTTGCGCGCTTGGTCCATCGAGCGCGGGTCGAGCTGCCGCTCCCACTCGACGGGGGCCGGGGCGAGGATGTCGGCCTCGCGCACGGCGAGCGCGGTCACGGGGGCGAGCGTCGGCTTCTCCGCTTCGGGCGTCTCCATCTCGCTCTCCTCCTCCTCGGGGACGAACGTCTCGACTTCCTTGGGCGTGCGCGGTGCGAATAGCTCATCGAACGGAATCGCCGCGTCGTACCGGAGTGAGACGAGCGACCGCACCGTCTCCATGCGCGGCGCGAAGTTGGCCAGCGACGCGGCCTCGGAGGGCTTCAGCGCGGACGGCTGCCGAGCGGCCTCGGCATAGATCCCTTCGAGGTCTCCATACGTCCAGAGGAGCAGCGCCGCCTTCTTTGGGCCTATGCCCGGCGCGCCCTTGACGTTGTCGGATGCGTCGCCGACGAGGGCCAGGTAGTCGCGGACCTTCTCCGGGGGTACGCCGAGCTTCATCTCGACGGCCTCGGCGTCGTACTCCGTGCCGGTCTGCGGCGAGCGGACGCGCACCTTCGGGCCGACGAGCTGGAGGAGATCCTTGTCGGCCGAGATCACGAGGACTTCGTGCGCGGCCTCGGTCGCGCGCTGCGTCGCAGTGGCGATGAGGTCGTCCGCCTCCATGCCCGGCTGAGCCCAGACCGGGAACCCGTCGCCAGCGAGCCGCTCCTTCGCTACCTCGATCTGGTGCATGAGGGCTGCGTCGTGCTCTCCGCGGTTGGCCTTGTATGTCGGGTCGATCTCGGCGCGGAACGACTTGCCGGAATCGCAGCACACGGCGACGTGCGGCTGTCCGGTGGCGAGCGCGCGGACCTTCGCCACCGTCTGCGTCGAGGTCGAGTTCTGGTCCGGGTCGGCCTGGCTCATGTGCCAGATGGGATGCGCGATCGACGAGAGGTCGATCAAGACGACGGTTGCCATGGCTTCTCCTAAGCGGCGTTGCCGCTGTCAGTCTTGTAGGGGAACCGGATCGGTTCGCCACACGGAGCCCGCCACGTCTCGGGCAGCGGGCCGCGCTGGGAGTCGTCCGCGAGAGAGGAGGGGTCGAGGTTCGCCGAGCAGACCGTGTAGCCCCTCGCGGCAAGCTCGGCGCGTGCGCGAGCCGATGCCGCGTCGCGCTCGTCGCCCCGCTCGGCCCGCTCCCACGCCGCAGCGGCGCAGGAGAGGAGGAACGCGCAGGCGGTGCCGACGAGGAGGAAGCCGAAGCCGGAAGAGGCGAGGAGCCGCTCGCCGACGGTGACGAGCGCGGCCCAGGTCTCGGGCGTCAGGCTCACTTGCGCGGCCTTGACGATGGTGCAGGCGCCGAGCGTGATGGTGGCGAGGAGGGCGAGCTGCCTCACTGCGCCACCTCGCCGGGGCCGAAGCGCTCGGCGTGCTCCTTGCGGAGCGCCTTGAGCCGGAGCGACGCCTTGACGAGCGGGAGCGCCTCGAACCCGGCGTCGGTCAGGATGACGGTCCAGGAGGGGCGGGTCATGGCTTCGCCCTTCGCTTGCTGACCCTCGCAGCCTTCTCAGCAGCAAGTGCCGCCCGACGGGCTTTCTTCTCCGCACGACGCCGCTCTATCTCGCGCGGTAGCCGCTCTCTCATCGCCGCTTCGTCTATGCCCGCACGGATGCACCACATTCTCCTAGACATCCCCCAGCCAGATCCCGGGTCATTACAAAACAGGAAATCCCTCGCCTGGGCGTAGGCCTGGCTGGACGGCTTCCCGTTCTCTACGATGTAGATTGCGTCCTTGATGACGGCTGCGGCCAGCTTACGCAACGGGCCATCGGGATCGTTCTTCCCCCTGCCCCTCTCGTAGGCCTGCCGGTTCAGCCGTGCGTAGTACGTCTCGTCGGGTTCTCCTTCGGGTGATCTCTTCGTGCCGCTGACCCACTCGCACGCGAGGGGCCGACACCCGACGCAGAGCACCAGATACTCGTCTTCCCTCACCCCGCCGCACACGGGGCACATCTCGTCGAGGGGCATTGGGTCGTTGTCCATGACTAGCGGCCAGCGCATGGGATCGTTCTTCACTCCTCCACCTCCACCGGGCAGCACATCGCGCAGTAGCCCTCGTCGTCCAGCGGCACGTCGTCGGCGCGGCACTTGGAGCACGCCGGCTCCGGCGCCGCGTCGCATTCCGAGCAGTGGCAGACGCGGAGGTCGCCGCGCGCCACGCTCGCGTAGGCGCGGGAGTTCACGTCGTCGCGCAGGCTGCTCACGCGGCACTCTCCGCGTCGCGCCGGTCGATCTCGTCGTCGAATCGGTTGCTCGCGTCGGCGCAGGCCGTCGAGATCCGCGCGAGGTCCTCCGGATCGAGCGCCACGGTCAGCCGCACGCCCGAGCGGTCGCGGAAGACGAGCAGCGCCTCGATGACGCGGTCGGCCGTCAGGACCACGTCTACGCGGTCGAGCTTGTTCAGGCTCACGGTGATGTCGGGATGGCGGCTGCTCACGACGTCCTCCCCAGGTAGCGGTCCGTGTCGTGCCGCTCGTCCGGGTACTGGTCGGGGTAAACCAGCCCGAGCGCGCGGCGGGCCTCGATCTGCCGGAGGGCGAACCCGTAGACGCGGGACTGCGCCGTGTCGGCCGGGAGGCGCTTGCGGCGCCGGGCGAATCGGGCGAAGATGCGCATGGTCATTGGTCCTCTCCTTTCGGCCCGCGGTGCAACGCGGGCCGTTCCGTTTAGGCGGCGGTGTCGGGCCGACTGGACTCGGTCGGGGCCGGCTCGGGCCAGAGGCGCATCACGGCGCCGGCCGGGATGTCGAGCCCCATGAAGTCGGACTGCTTCGGGCAGTCGCGGAGGTGCCGCTCGATCCGGTCCCAGTTGGCGTCCCAGTTGCCGCGCCCGTCCTTGATCGCCCGCGCGGCCTGCTCGGCGCGGTGGCGGCGCTGCTCCTCCGGGGTGCGCTGCTTCGGGCGGGGACGGGTGCCGACGTTCTTCTTGGTGGTCATGGGACTTCTCCCTTTCTGGCCGGGCTACAGCCCGAGCCGCTTGAACAAGTCGATCTGTCGCCCCGACACCTCCGGCAACACGCGGCGGCTGTGCGCGCTCACGCCGCGCCCCTCATGGCGTCCCGCCAGCCGCGCAGCGTGTACGCGAGGCCGCAGCGGCGCTGCGCCCTGCGCTCGGCCTTCGCCAGCCGCGCCTGTACGTCGCGCAGCTCGGCCTCCAGCTCGGTGATCTCCGCCTCGGCCTCCCATCGCGCGGCCTCGTGGAGCCGGGCGCGCTCGGAGAGGAGATCGCGGGTCCAGTGTGTGACGCGCATGTCAGGACTCCTTTGCGCGGACGACGTAGTCACCGGTAGCGGCGATCTGGGCGAACGCTGCCTCGATCCGGCGGACCGCGGCGCGCCTCTCGGCGTCCGTCGGCTGCCGCTCCGGGCGCTCCCCGAGCCCGTCGCAGTAGATGCATGGCTCGCCGTCGAGGAGGCTGGTGCCGGAGCAGTCGGAGCAGGGGACGAAGTAGGCCACGTCAGGCCGCCCGGCGCGCCGCTGCGCGTTCGATGACCTCACGCAGCACATCGGAGAGGTCGCGTCCGTTCGCCCCGGCGACCGCCCTGAACTGATCCCGAGCGACTTCCGAAATCCGGACGGCGACGACGACCCGCTTGCTGCCACCGTGTTTACGTTTCGCCATGCCGTAAATCTAGGGCGAACCGTTTACGATGTCAAGCGGTTTCGTTTACGTCCCCGCCAGTCTGTCCACGGACGCCGCGAGCAGCGTCGAGACGGCCCAGGACGCCAGCCACTCCAGCCAGCCGCCGGAGCCCTGCAACGCCGTCATGGCGCCGCTGACGTACAGGCCGAGGCAGAGATAGCACCCGGCCAGCTCGGCCCGCCAGCCGGTCAGGCGGGCGCGCAGCGGGTCGAATATCCGGCCTCGGGCGAGCGTCAGGGCGACGATGCCAGAGGCGAGGCCGACGGTCAGCGTCTCAGAGTCCACGCCTTCTCCCCAGGCAGCACCGCGCCCGCACCGGCTTCGGCCGCTCCACGGCTACCGCCCGCATCGGCCCGTGGCATACCGGCGCCTCGACGGCCCGGACCGTCTTGCCGCAGGAGCAGCGCCAGACGGTCATTACCGCCGGGCGATCCACAGGACGAGCTCCAGATCCGCTGCGCGCGTGCCGCCGCTCGTGACCGCGGCCACGTCGAGCGTGAGCCATCCGGCCGCGCCGGAGAACGTCGTGAAAGTCAGCGCCGCCGCGCTGCCCTGCGCCGCGATCGACCCGCTGCCGAACGTCGTCCCGTCGAGCTCCACGGCCACGTCCGTCGAGCCGGTCGCCCCGGTCGACGCCGTCCGGACCCGCGCCTCGCCGGAGTCGACGGCCCAGGCATACGGGAGATAGACCGAGTCGACGGCGGTCCCGGCCGTCTCGTCGCCGGTCTGCCGGAGCCGGACCAGGTCCAGCCCGAGGAGCCGGCGGGCGTCCGTCACGGAGACGATGTCCCCCGCCGCCGCGACGACCTCGGCCAGCGCCGCCCCGTCCGTCACGGACGGCACGCCGGTCGCGCCGAGCCGGACAATCGTCGTCGCGTCGTCCGGCACCGTGATCTGCTGCACCGTCGTCGGTGTGGCGAACCAGCCCGGCCCGACGACGCGCCCCGGCTGGACGTTGACGACCAGCCCTCCCCCGTCCGAGACCGCGCAGCGTCCCGAGGCCGCGTGAAGCGTGGACGTGACGATGACGCCGCCGTACGGCACGCGCACCGTCGCCTCCGGTAGCTCCCCGGCCGGGATCGACGGGGCGAGCGCCGTGCCGGCTGTTGCCTTGCTGCCCTTCGTCACCGTTCGGGCACCGGCTCCGACCGACTGCACCGCGACGTACTCCTGCCCGGAGGCCAGCGTCGCGCCGTCGCCGTCCGTCTGATTGAGCGCCACGTCGCCGCCCGCGAGCGTGTACCGGATGCCGGCGTGGACCCAATCAGCCGCGCCCATCGTCGTCTTGTCGGTCCCGTTCGCCAGCGTCGGGGCTGTGATCCACTCCGAGTGTGACTCGTCGCCGATCCCCGAGAGGACGCCGGATGGGGCACCTGGCACGAATGCAGCCGGAATCGACACAGACTCGTCGATGCCAAGCTCCCAGGAGAGCGGCGTCGAGGCCGCGCCCGTGCGCTTGTCCGGGGTGAACGTCAGCGTCAGGTCGGCGTAACAGCCCGCACGAAACGGAGCGAGCGGCCAGCGGGTGCCGCGCCCGAGCGAGCGGGCGCGTTCCGTGAACAGCGGATCGGGCGCGCTGACGGCCGTGATCGCCAGCGTGAACTCCGTCACCGCATCGCGCCACGTCGAGCCACCGTTCTCGGATACGCGCATCACGAGCGCGTTGCTCGGAGCGCCGCTGCCCGTCTGCCCGTACTTGTAGCGGAGTCGCAGCGCCTTGGGCGTTGACGACGTTCCGGCCGCGACCGTCCCGAAGGCGTGCGCGCCGATTGCCGCGCCGGTTGTAGGATCTACAAACTCGAAGTCTGACATTTACAACTCCATCGGCTGCAAGAGGTGAACGGGCCGCGGCGCGTCGACGACGATCGGCCCGAGGTAGACGAGCGGCGACGGCGGACGCGTGCCGAAGCGCGAGAGCGCAGTAGATGTGTCGTACACAACGACCGGATCAGTCGGTATATTCGGATTCGACTCGACAGCCGCAATTAGCTTGACGGACCTGTCATAGACGGCCCCCGTCGTGCCTCCAGGATTCCCCAAATAAGACCATTCCCCGACCGCGTTAGGATACCCCTTCAACGTAGACCCGGCGTCAACACGTATGCCGTAAACGCTCCGCTGCTCCGTCGCTGGCGGTCCCGCTGGTACGGTGATCTTCAGCCCAAACGTGGTTGGCGCATCGAATGGGACCATGTCCCCTCCGGCGGTTGCGTTCGGGCCGACGATTGGGGACAACGCAGATTCCACCCCATCGATCGTGAACGTCCATCCGTACCCGACGAATAGCTGTGGCCCGATGATCGTTAGGTTCATCATCCCGAATTCGGCTGGATAAGCTGGCAACGATATTGCCGCCCCGTATTCATCATGAATCGTCGTCTTCCCTGCGACCGTTGGGCCGAGACTGCCGAACACGGTCCAAGCCGCGGTTAGGAAGGTGAACTCCTCCCCAGACGGCTGAAACCATAGGACACACGGGACTCCCCTACCCGGCCATATTGCAAGATCGGATAGGTCGTCGCTGGCCTCGAACTCCGTCGTAGGTGAAATCCATTCGTTGACGTAGGCAGTCGCCTCTCTCACCCAAGGATCTGCGTCATCCCCCCATGTCTCCGGAACGGTACGCACAACCTCAACCGTCGGCGCTGCGGCCGGTGCTGGCCTGACGCGGTAACGTTTCCCAGACGTTAGCGCGCCGCCCGCGCCGAACACCGCAACCTCGCCGCCGGGCATCCCGACTACCGACACCTCAGTATCTAGTGCCCGCCCTTGCGTGTAATCGAGTTCTACCAGCGGCACATAGTCGTTATAAGTAGTGATCTCCGAGCCGTCCAAGCAAACGTGTGCGTCGCCATACTGGACGCCCAATGACCTCCGGTAGCACAGCGCCATGTCTCCCTCATGCCTGCCGGTCAGAGGCATACTGGAGGGCCGCGCCCACGGAGCCGGAGCCGAGTCGCCATGAGACGCGAAACACGTCCGGTCGGCAGCGCCACCAAACGGGTAGCCGTAGGCCACGCGCACAGGCCCAGCGACCACAGATGAATCCGCGGACGGAAGTGTCACTTCAGCGACCCGTGACCCACGATTCGGCGCGTATTTATCTCGCAAGAGGATCGCAGCACCGGCACTGGCGACCAGCCCTCTCCTAATCACGTCGGCATAGCTCGCGGTCACAGACCCGCTTATCACCCCTCCTGCCGCCACCGTCACTACTGCTATCGGGACGTGTCCACTGGGTACGGTCGGCGCGATAGACGTGCCCGTAGCCGCCACATCGCCAAATTGCTCGTAGAACGACAGGCCATCGGTATTCAGCGAAAACGTGACCTTGTACTCGGTATCTGCGACCATTGACGACGTATCGTAGGATCGCAATATCCCGTTGAGGATGCGGCCCTCGCCTTCTGCCGTTACCCAGTACCCAGCCGGGAATACGACAGCCGCATCCGGCGGGGTCGATGTGAGTTCGATCGTCGGCAGCGTTACCCACCTGTCATCAGCGCCACCGATGGCGGCGACGTGCTTTTGCGCCCAATCGCATTCACCCTGTATGTACCACTCGGACCCTCCTCCGCTATTCAGCGGAATCTCCACCCCTGCCCCGCACATGAGCGCGGCCCACGTCCCGGAGCGGACGAGCGTCACGGCGGGCGCCGGGACTGCCGGATCGGCCGACATCGGCCAGTACGGCGCCGCCGTGATGAGCCCGGCCGGGATCTTGTACATGTACCCCTCGGCGTCAACGATCCACCATCCCGTCACCGGCTCGCAGGCGGGCGCGGCGAACGCGATCCGCTGAAACGCGAGCCCGGCACCGCTCGGCGTGTCGAGGCACACGGTGATCCCCTCCTCGCGCGTGGCGAGACAGACATCTCCGCTCGTCTGGCAGCTCGACCCGTCGAACATCGTCACGCGCCGCACCCCGTCGCAGCCGATGTTGACCGCCGCATATCCAAGCTGTCGGTTCGCCCGCCGGTCAAGCTCGATCGTCCGGTGTATCAGCCGCGCCAGGTCACGCTCCGTCTGCTGCGGCGACGGGAGGGAGAGCCGGGACAGGAACGAGGTCGGAATCATGCGGTCACCTCCGGGTTGAACGCCGCGAGCGGGAAGACGATCGTGTAATCAGCATCCAAGGCGCCCGTCGTCGATGCGTCGAGCGCGAGCGAATAGCCCGCCACGTACCCAACCCGCGCGTCGTGCTGCCACGTCGGATCGGTGACGGTCACGACGTCGTACTGCCGGAGCGCCGGGTTGGCCCGCGTCGAGACGGTGTAGCGCGGGCTGCGCTCCATGCGGAACCGCTGCCGCGCGACGTTGGCAAGGTCCGTGTGATCCTCCGCGCCCCAGATCGTTTCCGTCACGACCTCGTCGCCGGTCGCCGCCGTCGCCTCGAGGACGATCGGCTCCGTGCGGTACTGCGGCACGTCGGCCGACGCGCGCGGTAGCTGCGGAATCTGGCCCGTCTCGAGTTGCGCCGTCTCCAGCCGGGAGCCGTCCTCGCGGTATTCGGTCGAGGCGTGCCAGACGGTTCCGCTGCCGGGCGTGCCCTCCCAGCGGTCGTCTCGCCCGGTGATTTGCCGCCACGCTTCCGGCGTCGCGCCGTCCCAGCCGTAGGTGCGCTGCAAGGTCGTGAGCGAGCCGGTCTCCTCCGTGCTGCTCTCGGTCGTGCGCGCGTAGGGCTGCGTGTCGGTCGGCGCTATCCACTGATAGGAGATGTCGGCGCGCTGCGTGCCATCGTCGTAAGCGTGGCCGCTGGCGACGATCTCCGAGTACCAGCCGCCCGCGTTCGTCGTCTTCGCCACGAGCGCGCAGTCGGCGTCATAAACGTACGTCGTGATCTGGTCGCCGGTGACCTGCCACGTTGCGGATGCTGCAATGTGCCGCGTGCCGTCCGACCAGACAGAGCCCGACGAGGTCCGGCACGGAGCGCTGTACCACTCGGTGGTCACCGTACGCTCCTGGTCGATCCGGCCGGTCGGGAGCGGGACGCCGGAGATCGTCACCGTGTCCCACGTCGTCTCGGTCTCCGTCAGCTTCCAGAGCCGGAACGCGACCGCCGACGGCGTGACGCCGGGGATCGCCGCGTCGCGCCACTCCTCGACGCGCCGCGCGACGAGGACGCCGTTGACCGTCGTCGTGTAGGTGCGCGTCTCGATTCGCACGCCCGCCGGGTCGGTCTCGATCGTGAGCGCCGTCGTCGTCTCCTCCGTGCTGCCGGTATAGACCTCGACGGGGATACCGACGCCAGCGAGGACGAGCCGCGAGACGGGCCGGTTTGGCGGCGTCTCGGAGGCCGAGAAGAGGTTCGCCTGCGTGAAGTCGTAGACGGCCGCAGCGGCAGGCCCGGCGACCTCAGCGGCCGGGAGGATGTGCAGCACGTCGCCGCGCAGGGTGACGTAGCAATCTTCCATCTCCGCGAACCGCTTCGCCAAGTCGTACGGCGACAGGCCCGAGAGATCGAGCCCTTGCCGGACCTCGCGCCACGTCTCGCCGCCGACGATCCGATCCGCCGTGATGCCGACCGAGAGCGCGTACGCCTTGAGGATGTCGAGCCGCGTGTAGCCGGCGAACGCCGCGACGGAGAGGCACGCTTGCGGCGTGAGCCAGTCGGCGCCCTCGCCTGCACACTGGATCGTCGCGGTCGGGACGTAGGCTCCGGCAGACGGCGCGGCCTCAGTGACGCCACGGAAAACGGCGTCATCGGTCTCCGCGAGGTCGGTCGAGATACGGCAGCGGATCGACACCGGGAGCCCTCCGACGACGATCGAGGCGCCGTCGAAGTAGGCCGCGCGCGGATCGGTGACGGTAAAGCTGGCCGTCTCGATCAGCCCGTGCTCATCGAGGTTGACGTTGACGACGCCGGAGATCCGCTGAAGGTCTTCGGCCTCTTCGCCCAGGATGACCCGCGTTGCCGTGCGCCGGACTTGCGCGCCCCAGGCCGCGACGCTGGCCCGGTCGATCGTGCCGGTGCCGGTGACCTTGACGGCTGGGAAGTCCTCGATGCGCGCCGTTCCCGTGAGCAGCGCCGTCTCCGTGCGCGAGATGACCGCCGTGCCGGAGGCGAGCCAGGCGACCGGCATTACATCTCCTCGAGTCGCAGCGTCTGACCCTGCCTGTGCGGCATCGAGAACGACGGCTGGCCCGCTACGACGTACATCCGATAGACCGGCACGTAGTCCACGGTGACGGTCTCGCCCGTCGAGGTCGCCGCGTTGGTCCACGTCGTTCGGCCGTTAGCGTCCGGCGTGCCGAGCGTCGGAGTGAATGCCGTGCTGCCGTCGCCGCGCGTGCCGATGACCGGGTAGTTCGCAGCCGCGAAGGGCGGGAGCGGCGAGACGACGGTGAGCGCGTTACGGCGTGCGAGCGTGCCCGAGAGTGTCGCCCCGGCCGCGAGATAGAAGGCTTCGGTGATGTACTGCCAGAAGCACACGTCGAACGGCCCGCCTTTGGCGATCATCCGGTTCACCCGGAGGATGTCGTCGGCGCACATGGACTCCCACGCGAGCGAGAGGTCGAGCTTGGCCGTGATGACCGGATAGCCCGTCTCCGGCTGGAGTGAGTCGATGTGCAACGCACCGTCACGCGCTCGCGCGCGGGACTGCGCCGTCGTCATCTGCGGCTCGACGGAGGACGGCCCGCGGTCGAACGGTACGCCGTTGAGGTAGACGGCCTCTATGATGCCGGGTCGTGCCATTAGCGGAGCCTCCCCCGGGTGATCTGGAGGGCGGCGATTGCGCCGGCCGCGGTGACGGCCTTCGGCACCCCGGCCCCGCCACCGGACGCGCCGGACGAGGAGCCCATCGTCCCCGCAGGGCTGCCCTTGGCGCGGGCGACGCCGAAATTGGCGCTCTGCGCCTCATACTCCTGCTCGACGCGCCCGAGGTACTCGACCTCTTCGGCCGCGCTCCGCGCCTCGCCGGCGACGGCTCTCATCTCCTCGCCGACCTGCTGGAGCCGAACGATCATGTCCGCGAGAGTCGCCATCAGCGCTTCTTCCTCCAGTCGCGAGTCGTCGAGTCGCGCGTGCGCTTGCGCTCGTCGCCGACGAAGTCATTGATGATCTTGGTCAGGCTGGCGACCTCAGAGCCGATGTCGCCAAACATGTTCCCGCTCATCCCCTGGATCTGAAGGAATCCGCGGTTCATCGCGTCGATCTGGACGAGGAAGTCCTCGACGCTGATCGTCCCCTTCTCGAGCTGCGCGATAAGCGCCCCGATCCACGGGACCATCCGGCCGTACTCGTCAGAGACCTTAGCCAACTCCTCGATCATGCTTTCGAAACCCGGATTCGTTTCTTCGACGGCCTTCGTGGCGGTCCGGACCTCGACGGTAAACCCTGCGGCTTGCCCGGTGGCCCGGTACCACGCCTCGCCGATGGTGTCGATCGCGTGTGACGCGCGGGTCGCCTCCTCGGTCAGCCTTGCCATAGCGGCCCCTGCCTCGAGGTCCGCGTCGTTGGCGGCACGTCGCGATTGTTCAAGGCGCGCGTAGGCATCGTTCATCTTGTCGAGCGCGCCTACGTAGTCCTCGTTGACCATCGCGCTCGCCTGATAGGCGGGGATCTGGTCCATGATCTGTTTCCGGAATGCGTCGAGGGTGTCGTAACTGCCCTTCGCGCTGTCGCGCAAAGCCGTGAATGCCTCGCTGTTCTTGGCCACGGCCTCGCCGATGTTGCCGCCCTCGGCGCGGATTGAGGCCAGCGCCTCGGCGACCGACTTGATCGACTCCGCGGTGTCCGTGCTCCCGATCGCGTCGATCGCCGTCTTCAGCATTTCGAGCCCCGAGACGGCGCCGCCGACGCCTTCCGCTGCCGCCTTCAGCTCCTGGAGGTATTTGATCGCCTGCTGAAGCGGCTCCGGGAGTGTCTCGATCGCGACCTTCTGCTCGTTCAGCTTCGCCACGAACTGCGCAAGCGGCTCCTGATTCGCCTCGACCTCCTTCTTCCAGTCGGCCCCGTTTTTCTGGAGGTCAGCGAACTTCCGGGCTGTGTTCTCGATGGTGGTGTTCAGTTCTTTCTGTTGGTCGGCCGCGGACTTCCATCCCGGGATGGCCGCCTTGATCGCCTCGTCGGCCTCCTTTGTCGCGTTCCGTGCCGCGGCCCGTGCCACGACCTGAGCGAGCAGGCTCTTCGTGTGCTCCGTAAGCGCGGCGCTCTCGAGGTCGATATCGGCCGCGAGGCCGGTCATGTTGGCCTTCATCCCGGCGTAGGCGCTGCCGAGCGAGACGACCTTGTCGATAGTCTTCTCGAGATGGTTCCCATGCTCTTGCAGAAACTTATTGAACTTTGTCCCAGCGTCCCATCCGACCTTGAACGCTCCCACGACTGCCGTTGTTTTGAACGCCAGCCCCGCTATCTTACCGGCCGCTGTATTGCTCGAGACCTTGAGCTTGTCGAGGACCTCTGCGAATGGCCCAGCAACGCCACTCGCAGAGATCATCTGCTTCGCGACACCGTCGGCATTCTTCTCGAGCGCACCTAGTGCGGTGCCGGCCCCTTTCGCTTGTCCGGCTAGCTTTGCCTGCGAACCTCCGAGTTTCTCCGTCGCCTTCGTAACCCCGTCAACCGCCTTCTCCGTCTTCTGGAGATTGGCGACGGCTTCGCCCGTGTCCGCCTTTACCTTGAGTTCGAGGTCTTCAGACACGGGCGGCTATCCTCAGTAGTTCTCGGCGGTGATCGCGGTTACGGTGAGCGCCTCGCTGCCGTTGTCCGGGGTCTCGACACGGATGACGACCGTCTCGATCACCGTGTTCTCGTTCGCCACAGGCGCCGAAGACGAGATGACAGCGGCCTGGTTCGCTTCGTACTTGTAGGTGTTGCGGTAGCCGGTGGACACGCTGCTCCCGTCGAGGAGGAGCGGCCCGACCATCTCGACCGCGAACGTGACGCGGTCGCCCTTCTGGAGCAGGCGCTCGAACGTCCGATCCCGGTGCCGCAGGGTCAGCGTCGCCTCGAGGCCCCAGAAGCCGGTGCCTTCGATGTCGGTCCCGGTCGGCCCCGCTCCGAGCGACTGAACTTTCTCATGCGGCGTCGTGACCGTGATCTCTGCGGACATCACCTCGAACGCGGTGCCACCCTTCTTGACCGTGACGTGCGCGCCGGTGAGCTTGCACCCCGCGATGTAGTCGATCGCGTCTCCCGTGTAGGCGACTGCACCCGTTCCGGTGAGCGGCTCGAGGACGACGGAGTCGAGCGTGCCGTCGAAATCCGTGTGCGGCGTGAACGCGAGCGCGATGGAACCGGACGCTCCCGCGACGAGGTACTGAGTCACCGCCCCGGCGCCCGCCGCGACGGCCGTGCCGTTGACAGCGCCGATGCTCGGGGTCAGCGTACCGGCCGCGCCGCCGACGCTGAACTGGAGGCGGTAGAGGACGCCGGAAACGGCGGTGAAGTTCTGTGAGGCCGTTTCCGTGCTCCCCGCCGTGTGGAGGATGTCGTTCGTCCCGTACGCCCAGCCCGCCCCGAGCGTCCAGCCCGTCGCGTTGCCGGTGAACGTGCCGTTCGTGGCGAGGTTGGCGACGGTGTAGCTGCCGGGGATGAGTTGCGCGGGCGCGATGAAGAACTCGTCATTCAGCGCGAGGTCCGTGATCGCGCCGCCCGTAAAGAGCAGCGTGACGTCGGACTTGGAGGAGCACTCGTCGAGGCCGAGCGGCTCGTCGCTCTCGTCGTAGGCGATGAACCGGTCCGTGAACTGCCCGCCGCCCTGCGCCTGCTTTGCCGAGGTCGTGTTGTAGTAGCACGTCACCTCGGTCCCGTCGTAGGTCGTCGCGTTGCCGACCTTCGTCTTGACGCCGAAGGTCCCCGTGCCGGGCGCGTCCGTGACCTTGATCCAGAGCCCGTCCGTCAGCGCGGCAGAGTCGGCCCGGATGCCGTAGACCGCGAGGACGCCCGCGAACGTTCCGGTCCCGGCCACCTGGTATCCGACCCCGCTCGTCGTGTGGTGATGCCCGAGGAGCGTGAGCGTATCGGTCCCCGGCGTGTCCCCCTCGACGGACTGCTGCCACTGCGTGGCGAACAGGCCGTAGACCATTTCCGGCGTGAGCGAGCCGCCCTTGTGAACCTGTGCCGTCAGGCTGCGCGGCGTGTTCTTGCCCGCCGTCGTCCAGACGTACTGATAGGCGTAGCCCGCCACGAGTTCGGTCTTGGTCGCCGCGCCGAACGCGGCGTACGCGGCCGGGACGACGGAGCCGGTGCGGATCGCCCCCGTGATCGTGCCGGCGACGTTGATGCCGCCGGGCGAGTTGGTGCCACGGAAAGCGGAGCCGCTAAGTTCGCTGGGCTCGACCGTTTCGTACGTTGCGCCGAGGTTGAACGAGTCCGGCCGCATGAACCGAAACCCGTAGTTGTCCGCCGCCTTGGTGAGCGCCGGCTGGCCGACGTTGAAGGTGTCCGACGTTGCGTCAAGGGCAATGCCCAGAAGCGCCTCGGACCCGCGAGCAGCACGCAGAGCCATCTAGTCCTCCTTGCGGGTGCGGGTCACGCCAGCACCTCGGTTGTCTCGAATCTGACGGGATAGACGCACGGGCCGGCCTCGACGGGCCGATCCGGCGGGACTTGCGGCGCGGCCTCGACCAGCCGGAGCCGGACGGGCTCGCCGTCGATCGTGTGAACCTCGTCCTCACGGATCTCGAGGACGAGGTCGAGGAGCGTCTCGGCTTCCTCCACCGCGCCGACGGCGTCGCGCATGTCGTCAGTGACGACGAGAATCGTCCAGAGATAGCGAAGGGTGTTCTTCTTCAGTTGCGAGAGCGGCCCATTGCCCTTGGCAAGGCCGCGCGAGACGACGACGAGGCAGGGCCGGCGCTTTGCGATCTCGAGCGCGTGCGTTTCGTCGGCCGCGTTGTACCGCTGAACAGTCTCGAGGCCGACGATCGCGCCTAGTGCCGCGTGGATGCCGGTGCGGATCGAGCCGATGTTGCTCATGCGTGCCTCTTCGTCGCGCTGCGGACGAGGTTCTCAACACGCCCGCGTGCGAACCGAATGGCCGACGCTGACCAGAACAGGAAGCGCCGGCGCGGGATGGTGACTTCCTTCTTCTGCGCCCAGCCGCCACCGCGAATCTTGAAGCGGAGATACTTCGCGTTCTTCGCCTTGATCGTCATCCCCTTGTCGTGAACGTGCGCGTACTTGAACCCGTTGCGAATCCAGCCCAGCGCGCCGGACGCTCCGTAGGAGAACGCAGAGAGGATGTGCGTGCCAGTGTCCCAGAGCGGCATACCTCCGCGAAGAGGACGCTGCCACTGATAGGCGTTCCCGCGGAACAGGTCCGGGAAGAAGCTCTGCACCATCCCACGCGTGACGCTCGACGTGATCCTTTCGGGCGCGATGCCCTTCGCGGCCAGCGATAGCCGCTGCTTTGCGTTCCCGGCTACCGTCGCGCGCATCAAGACCGGCACGTCAGAATCCCCGCGAGTACCCGACCGGGTACATGACGGTGTTGCTCGTCCATGAGGTCGTCCCGGCCGAGGTCGCGGCAGAGTCGCCCTTCAAGGTCGCGCCCGTCACGTCGGCCTTCCCGTCCCGCACGTCGCGCAGCCACGCGAGCGACTGCTCGTACAACCACCGCGCGCCTTCCGTGTCGTAGCGTCCCGAGAATCGCCGCTCCAGTAGCATCCATCGGGCCATATTCACGACGTGCGGCCGGACGGTTGCTACGGCAGCCGCCGCTGTGAGCGGGACGACATACCGGCTCCCGACGTACCCGTCAACGATGCGGCTGCACTGCTCGACAAGCGCGAGCGTATGGTCCGTAGCGCCAACCGTGTCGGAGTCCTTCGCCAGATCGTCGAGGAGATCAGTTCCAAGCGTTGCTAGCACGTCGGCCGCAGCAGCGTATTCGTTCGCCATCAGAGGAGCCCTCCCAGGAGCGACGTGAGCCGGTTGCCGCCCCATCCCGAAACCGGAGAGAACGGGATGCGATCACCAGACATGACAGCGCCTTTCAGTTCCATCTCGGTCCGTTCGATCGTCATGCAGCGGCAGTTGCTAGCGTAGATGTTCCCTGCTAAAATCCAGCCGTAAGGCGACTGGAGGTCATAGACAGGGAGATGCCGTACAAGCTTGCTCTCGACGTGGATGACATCGTCAACCGCTACCAGTCCGGGGAGTCTGAGAAGCGAATCGCCGATTCGCTCGGGGTCGCACGCGGCGCGATCCGCGCGAGACTTCTCGATCGTGGCGTCTCCCCGCGTGGCCGCTCCGAAGCGGAGTTCATCAAATGGGCTGCGCTGAAGAAGGACCGCGCCGCCGTCGAACGCCAGTGCGGTGCCGCCTGGAAGGCTGCTACCGGGAAGGAAAAGTCCGCCGATACGATGGCGAAGCTGGCGCGCACGCGATACGAGCGCCTTCGCTTCGTGCATCGCGGAGAGAAGGAGGTCGCTGCCGCGCTCCGCTCGCTCGGGGCCGCTGTGACGCAACAACTCGCCGTTGAGCGTTACAACCTCGACATCTCCATCGATGGCGCGTGCGTCGCCGTAGAGATCATCGGTAGCCCGTGGCGCGGTACGACGCAGGTCGCCCATCAACGCGAGCGTCTCCAGCGTCTTGTCGATCTCGGATGGTCCGTCCTGTTCGTAGTGGCGTACGACCGGCAGTCTGGAATCATCAGGGTCAAAGACAGCCGACACCGCTACGTTCGCCCTGTCCGAATCAAGCCGGTCTTCGATGCCTCCCGGATAGCACAGGAGTGCATCGCCTTCGCGGAGTGTGTACGCCGGGACGAGTCCATGCGGCGTCGCTACGGGATGATTTCTGGTTACGGCAAGCCTATTCCCTCGCCGGGTCACCATCTCGACGACTTCCCCAGAGTAAAGGGCTTTTAGCCCGCCATCGAATCGGCCGCGGACCGGCGTACCGGCGGGGAAGCACTGGAAGTGGAGCGGCGGAAGGAATGCCTGCGCCGCCGTGTCGGTCTTGCGGAACGTCTTCCCGTTCAGCCACCGGCAGCGCGTGTCCGGGCATTCGTCGTCGGCGTCGTTCCGCGCATCGGTGACGGCGGCGAACTCCCAATACGGCGCCTCGTCCACGTATTCCGGAGCGAACATCTCCTCGTAGCGCCCGGCTGCGGCTGCGTTCGAGACGTTGGTCCGGAAGACGACCTCGGCATAGTTGCCGTCATTGAAGCGCGCGAGCGTCTCGGCGGCTGCGTCCTTGAACTCCTTCATGGACCAGCCTTCGGCGATCGCCTTGCCGAGAACATCACGTACCTTCTCGAGGACTTTCTCCTCCCACTGTTGTGCGAGGGAAAAGACCTGTCCGCGTAGCGCATCTGCAACACGCGCGGCCTGCTCTGGCGTGATGAGTCGGCGCTTCATCCAAAGCGCGAGAATCCGGTCGAGCAGCGGGAAGTCGCTCACGGCTAGAACCCGTCCCTCCGGAACTCCTCGGCCCAGCGCAGGATTGGCCGCACGTAGCTCTCCTCATTCGCGTCGGTCGGGCGTCCCGCGTTGTAGGCGCTCAGCGCCGACATCGCGTCGTACCGGGCCATGAGCAGCGCGAGGTGCCGCGCGCCGTACTCCACCCCAAGCGTCGGCTCGCAGAGCGCCGAGAGGAACCGGCCGCGGTAACCGCGCTCGCGCGCCGTCGCGCCCATCACCTGGCAGAGTCCCCAGCTCGTCCGCTGGGAGCTCCATTCGGTCGCGGCACTCACACCGACCGGCGCACGGAAGTCAGCCGGGGGCGTCGCAGACCGGCGCTCCTCCTCTGACAGCCGCCGGAACGGCTCCCACTTGTCGGCGTCCCAGAGCCACTGATAGCGCGGCTCGGCGCGCATGGCGAGCGGGTCGCCGGAGGACTCCTTGACGACCAGCGCCGCGAGGATGCAGGCGTCGAGCCCGTGCCGCGAGGCAGCGGCCGAGACGGCGGCGGCAACGTCGGAGACGAGGACCGTCACCGGCTCCCCCTCTCCGGCGTGGGGTCCGCCCCGTCCGGGTCGGTCGCGCGACGGCGGGAGGGCGAGGCGGACGGGTCGCGGCCGGAGCACGCGCGCCCCTCGCAGTCGAGCAGGATCGCGTCCACCTTGCGGTCGAGCGCGTCCAGCTTCTTGTCCATCGGGCCGTGGTTATGCTCGCTCGCCGCCCGGTGCGCGTATGGATCGTCGTCGTGCTGTTCGAGCGCCCGGACGGCCCGGTTGAGGCCGGTGGCAAGCTCCGAGATCGCCGTGATGATCTGCGCGAGGTGCTCCCGCTGGAGCGAGCGATCCCGCGCGAGAATCCACGCGATGACTCCGGCCCCGCCGCCGAGCGTCGCCAGCCCCGCGACGGCCAGCGTGCTGTAGACGAACGCCTCCATCTCTGAGCGCGTGACGGCCTGCGTCGCCTGCGCCGCGAGCGAGATCCCGCAGAAGACCAGCAGGCCCGAGAGGTACAGCCCGGCGCGCGTGCGGAGGCGGACGAGGATCATTCCTTCGGCCCCCGGTTGAGGAGGGAGATCGGCGCGTTGAGGTCGTTCTGGGCGACACGGATTAGGATCGCCGCGAGCGTGCCGACGGCCTGCGCTCCGAGAGCCCACCAATCGACCTCGTGGGCCTGAAGCATCGGTACGAGCTGGAGCAGCACGGTCCCGAGGAAGGTGAGAATCAGGTACTTGACCGTCTTGGAGTCGGTCCACGCCCTCACGGCTGCACCTTCGGCGCGAAGTAGCTTTCGCCAGTCTTCAGAAGGATGTCGTCCAGTTCCTTCCACTCCGCTTCGGTCGGGAGATCCTTCTTCGCCAGCAGCTTCCGCGCCACTTCGTAGACGGCAGGGCCGTACTTCAGGAGCAGGCCGAGCGCGATCTCGACGCCGCTCACCGGATCACCCCTGCCGCGACGAGCGCTTCGAGGAGCTTGTCGGCTGCGATCTTCAGCTGCGCGACGAGCTTGTCTACGTCGCCCTGCGACTGCACGGCCTTGCACCCGGCGACGGCAGACTGCGCGGCGGGACGGTACACGTCATGCGCGGCAACGAGCTTCGCCTTCTGCGCGTCGTTCAGCTTGCCGTCTCTGTAGAGGTCGCCCGCGACGGACATGCCGGTGTCGACGGCGTGAACCGTGGCGCCCGTGACCTGATAGCAGACGGTCGGGGCGGGGATGCCGGAGCACGCGGAGAGGACGACGATGACGAAAAAGGCGGGCAGCGCGCGGGCATACGAGCGCCGCCCGAATCCGCGGGGAGAGGAGCCGCGGCCGAACATCTACTTGTTCTCCGAGCCGTCGGGGAGCCACGGGAGCCGCTGCATCCGTCGGACGGCCCACTGGTTATCGAGGTACTTCTGGAAGGAGAGGCCGAAGACGAGGTCGTACGGCGTGTGCGGCTTCGAGCCGAACGGCTGGTACGCCGACGGGATTTCCCCCGTCATCACGAGGTAGATCCAGAGGTCCGGGTCGATCGCGTTCCACGGACGCGGCAGGTTGGCCATCGCCCAGGCGTAGCGCCGGTCGTACTCGGCCTGACCCGACTCGGTCGAGAGGTCGAGGAACTGGCTCTGCCCGTCGAACCGCCAGCCGTGGCGCATGAGCGTGAGCGCGTCCTCTGCGTACAGCGCCGGCGGCTTCCCCCGGAAGGGGGCGTCCTGGGGCTGGTAGCCGAACGCCTGCTCGGTCGAGAGGTGGGAGAAGTGCGCGCCGCCGCCGAACGTGCGGTTGAGCTTGTAGCCGAAGAGCCCGTTCGGAAGCGGGTGCCCGGGCGGAGGCGGGGCCTCGCGGTTCACCTGAGCGTTCAGGGCCGCGCAGATCGCCTCCGGCGTCCGCCCCTCGGCGATCGCGCGCTCGACGGTCGGCCAGTACGGCAGCGCGCTCGGCTCCACGTCCCAGCCGAAGGAGGTGCGGAGGAGGGTCAGGAGGTCGTCGTACATTGGGTCTCCTATCTCGTCAGTCCGTGCGAGGCGGCCTCCCGCCGCGTCGCAGTCACGGAGGGCGGATGGTTGGCATTGGCCGTCCTCCTCATGTCAGTAGCCCAGCACCGTGAGCATTTGTGCTGCCTTCTCGGTGTTCCCTGCCGCGCTGTAGTGGATGCCGTCGTAGGTCATCGTTGCCCCGTCGTCGCCGCCCTCCATCCAAATGCGCTCATCGTCCCCAACGGTGGCGATCCCTGGGCGTGCCGCGACGATGTCGTCAATCCAGCCGGCCAGCGTGTCGCACTGTGCGGCGTACCCACGCCGCCATGGCTTTGTCAGGTACATCGTTGCGTTCGGCCACTTCGCAGATACGCCATCGATGATTGCGAGGTAGTTGGCCTTCCACGTGGCCTCTACGGGGCCGAAATTGATGTCGTTTACGCCCCAGTTACAGAGCACCTTGACGACCGGAGGCTCACCCGTTGGGAACTCCGCAAGTTTCGACTGGAGCAGGGGCGCATAGCTCGCGACCGTAGACCCCCCAACCCCTCCGTTCGCGGGACTCCATGGCAGACGGGAGGCCACCGTGAGATTCACGAGTAACGGCCACGCCCATGCCACGGTGGTTTTGGAATCACCCAATGACACCAGTCAACTCGACGGTGGCGTAATCGCCACGTAGAAGGGCACGAGGCGGATTGCGCCAGCGCCGGGGTTGGCGTTCGTCGTGACGGTGAGCGTGTTCGCCGTCGAGGTCGTGTAGGTCGCGCCGGACGGAGGGACGAGCACGAACGTAGAGCCTGCTGCTAGGCCCGTCAGTGACGTTGTCGCCGTGCCCGAGAGAACCCACGCGGCGCCGCCGGTCGGCGCCACGGTGTAGCTTGCGGCCGTCGTGATCGCGGTGGTCACGCGCCCCGTGATGAACAGGATCTGCGCGTTCGCGGGAAGCAGCGACGTCAGCGTCGCAGTCGTAGTCTCGGCGGTAGAGAGTGACAGGATCTCGCTCGACTGCGTTAGCGTAGCCGCCGCGCCCCCGCTACCAGTGGCCGCGAAAGCCCCTCCCTTTAGCGTCCCGTCGGTGGCGACCTGCGGGTTCGTTCCTATTCCAACCGTGTTCACACCGACACGGCTGATGGATATGTCGTATGCTGACCCCGAGTACCAAGAGATATTTGCCGTTGGGTGCAAGAAACTGAGCGCGAACCTTGAGACACCGACCCAGTCCGCGATGGTGAACGTCCAGTTAGAGGCGCTCGTGCCGGCAAGCCGCAACGCGGTTGACCCCCCGAGCAGCCCGCCATCGCCCGCGACCGCGATTTGCCCACTGGTAAGCCCTGTCGCCGCGAGCGCCCTGCCGGATACTCTGCCCGTCCCATCCACCGTCGGCTTCGCGCTCGAATCCCCCGCGAGCCCCGTGTCGTCCACGGTCAGGGCGGTCCCGGACCAGATCACGCCCTGCGTCGCGCCGCCCACGTCGCGGCGGATCTTGTACGACGCGGCGCCCGTGACGGCGGACCACGAGAGCCGGTTGAGCTGCGCGGCGCTCAGTGTCGCCACACCCGCAGCCGTGCTCGACGCGGCGCCCGCGGCGGTACACGCCCCACCTGCCGCGCACGCCTGCAAGCTGTACGTGTAGGTCGTCGCAGCGGTCGGAGGCGTCCAGTCCGCGACGCTGAACCCGGCGTCCGTCACGTCCTCCGCGATCGCCCCGCCCGCCGCCCCCGGCGTCGCGCGCACGAGGCCGATCCCGTCGGCACCCTGCGCCGAGGTCGTCCAGTCGCGGCCCGAAGCGTCGAGGATCGCCCGCACCGCGTCGCGGATCTGCGTGGCGGTCTCCGTGCCGTCGAAGATGATCGGGACCGCGCCGCCGGTCGTGCCGTCGCCGGGCGCGAAGTCGAACTCGATCGGGACGATTCCCGTGCCGTCCCCGACCGACAGCGCGTCGCCGTCCGCCAGCGCCGCGCCCGCCACGACGGTGATGCCGCCGAGCTGGGAGAGCGTCGGCGTGACGGTGATCGAGCCCGGCGTCGGGAGCGCCGTGACCACGACGTTCCGCGCCGCCAGCGTGCCCGTCGTCAGCGTGTCGGTCGTCGCGTTGTACGAGAGCCCCGCGTCGCACCCGAGCGCGAGCGGCGAGCCGAGGAAAGTAGCCATGGAGCCGGTCGTGCAGCCGGAGGGCGCGGGGAGGCGGGCGTACGTACCGCCGCACGTCCCGTCAGTCATTTTGCACGGAGATCCCGTCACAGCAAGCTGTGCCGACGCGGGCCATACCGTGATGAGCAGTGCAGCTAGGAGCCGCTTCACTGCTCGTACTCCAGGTACGCCGTGAGACTGCCGGCCGTGCGCGTGTACGAGACCTCGACGAATGCCGACGGGACGAGCGCGTAATACTCGGTGCAATCCGAGTTCAGCGTCATCGTTACGGCCTTCGTCTGTACGAGCGTCGTTGCCTTCGCGCCCTGCTTGATCGAGACGGTCCCAGAGAATCCGGTCCCGCAGAGCTGGACGTTGAGCACCCGCGCGCCGCTGGTGTCGACAACGCCGGACGTGCCGGACGCCGCGGAGACGCCAGTGAGGATCGTCGTCACTCCCGCCGAGAGCGAGCCCGCGACGAGGAGTGCGACGAGGATCGTGAGAAGTCGCTTCATGCTGCCCTCGATGTGAAGCCCGGGGGAGGGTCACTCCCCCGGGCGGTGGCGGATTTAGGTGAGGACGTCGGGGATGCGGTAGACGGCGTCTCCGCAGACGAGCGCTTCGACCTGGTGGACCTCGACGGCAACCCAAGTGACCTTGACCGAGAGGTCCGGGTCGTCCCAGATGTACGACTGGAATGCCGATCCCCAGTTCGCGTAACGGAACTGCGCGGCGGCGGTCATCGCAGCGCCGTTGCCGCTGATGGACGGGTTGAGGTGGAGGAGGTAGACCGTGTCGGTGGACCAGACGCGCGAGATGCTCTGCGTCAGTCCGGGAGCGGCCGTGTTGTTGAGCGCGCCGGGGATGATGACCTCGAGCCCCCAGAGGCGCTCGGGGAGATCGCCGTTGACGACGAGAGACGGGTCCGTGTACTTGCGGAGGTCGCGGATGGTCGTGTCCCTCTTCATCGCTTTGGCGACTTCCGACGGGATCACGACGGCGTTCGCCTCGAACCCGCAGAGCTTGACGAACGCCTCGCGTGCGTTGTCGAACGCCTTCTCGATGACGATCGTCCCGCTCGTCGCGTCCCACTTGACCGACGGGGCGCTGGCGGCGGTCCCGGCCGCGTCGAGGAGCGTCTTGATTCGCTTCTCGGCGCCGAGCCGGAGCTTCCCGGTCAGTTCCTCGACGGTGGCCTGCTCGTTCCCGAGCGGACTCATCGGCGCGGCGAGCTTGACCTCGCGCGTGATGCCGTGCTTCAGCGCGTACCGCTTCGAGGCGGACGCGGCGAAGGTCGGCGCGTATCGGCTGATCTCGTTCGCCGAATCGCGCGGGCCGATGGCCGCGACGATGTCGTCGTTGATCGCCGCGTTCTTGTACGTCGGGATCTTGAAGTTGGGGTCGGCCATCATGACGATCGGCGCGACCTTGTCGGCGATGAAGCCGCCACCGGCCCCGTACTGGACGGCGAAGTCAGTCAGGATCGGGTCGGGAGCGACGGAGGTGTGTCCGAAGTTGCTGCTCATCTCTTGTTACCTCACGATGGCCCACGAAATCGTCGAGGTCTCGGTCGCGCTGTCGGACGTGATGACGAACGACGTGTCCGCCGTGATCGTCCCGACGGTCAGGTTACCGACCGTGCCGCCGGTGACCTGCCGGGTCAGGAAGACGCGGTCGGTCGACGCGATGTCGGCCACGGTGACGGTGACCGTCCCCTCGACGAGAACCGCCTTCCCCGTCTCGACGAAATAGCCGGCGATGGTCGCGCCGGGGTTGCGCGCGGCGGGGTTGAGGAGGACGGACGCATCGGCGCCAGCCGCCGCCGTGGTCAGCGCCCTTCCGACGACGGTGCCGGACGAGTAGTCCTGCACGGTGCCGGCGGCGAGCGCCTCGACGGCCGCGCCGGCCGTGACTCCGGTCCCGCCCGCCGTGATCGGAACGACCCCATCGAGAATGACGGTCATCATGTCGCCGCTCGCCGCGGCGCACTGGACGACCCCAAGCGCGTCGGCCGGCGTCGCAGGAAGCGCGCCCGCGAGCGTGACGAGCTTGTTCGCGGTGATCGCCGCGGAGGCAGCGATCGAGATGGAAGTTCCGGGCTTGTTGTAGAGCGCCATTCGCTTACCTCACGCCAGGACGCGCGCGTAGGCGGCGTCCATCGAGATGTGCTCCCGCGCGGCGACGGCGCGGGCAGCGGCCGAAATCTGGACGCGCTTCTCGGGCGAGCCGAGATCGGCGGTCGTGAACTTCTGGACGGTGCGGTCGCCGGACGCAGCCGTGACGATCTGCCCGGCGGCAGGGGCGACGACCGGCGAGGCCGCGACGAACGACGCGAACCCGGCCGGGTCGGCAGAGGCGAACTTCAGCGCGCCGGGCCGCATCGCGGCGGTGACCTTGCCGGCCTTCTCGGCTTCGGCGACGGCCTTCTCGGCGCTCCCGTCCTCCACGAGCTCGATCCGCGGCTTGACGCTGGCAGCGGCCTCGGCGAGCGGGTTCGGGAGGTCGGCCGGCTTGTCCTCCTTCTCGAGGTCCATCTCCGGCTCGGGAGCCCCCGCGAGCGCCTTTGCCAGCATCTCGGCGAGCATCTCGTCGGAGATGGCCTCGGGCATGGAGTACGTCTCGCGGAGCAGCGCGAGAATGCCCGGCTTGTCGAATGCGGCCGACTGCTTCTTCGCCGCGGTGACGGTCTGGGAGTCACCCATGGTGCGTTCCTCCTGTTCGCCGTTGGTCGCGGCGGTTAGTGCGCCCTCGGGCGCGGTTTCGAGTCGCTTCGCCTGCAACGCAGGCATCCCGCCGATAGCCGGGTCGTTCACGAGCGACACCTCGGAGAGCCGGCGCGGACGCCAATAGCCCTCCTCGTCCTGCTCCGCATCGAAGCCGGGCGAGCGGAAGCCCCAGGCCCCGTCCTTGATCTCCGACAGCGCCCGCTCCGTGTAGCGGATGAGCGCGTAGAGCCCGTCCGGCGCGAGGTCCACGCCGTCGATCCATCCCGCCGCCATCCCGCCGCGCGCCGGGTCGTCACCGTGTCGGTAGAGCACGGGCGCCGGCTCGGTCCGCCCGGCGAAGTCAGCGGCTACGGCTGCGAGATCCTCCGGCGTGAACCGCCAGCGGCGATCATCGTTACCGGCAGGCTCGCCGACGGGGAAGACAAGCTCGCGCTTCGGCTCGATCGCAGCCCACGCTGGATCGGAGAGCGCCATCGCCTTGGTCGGGAAGAGGTCGGTCTGCTTCACTTCCTCGCCTCCCGCACCCCGGCCCGCCCGCCGAGGTACGCATCCGCCAGCGCCGCCCCGAGCTTGTCGGTCAGCACCGGCACGTCCGGCTCCCCGAGCTTGTCGAGCGCGGCAGCGAATGACTCGAGGTCGCCCGCCTCGTCGAGCAGCGCGGCGATCGGATCAGTGATCTCGGCCCCGGCGTCCCGCGGAGGAGAGGCCGGTTTCGGAGGCTCTTCCCGAGCGGCGCGCTGTGCCCCGAACGACGCAAACGGGTTAGGGGCGGGTGCGGCCGGTGCTGGAGCGAGAATCGCCTCCCCTTCCGCGGGAGCCGGGACCGACAGGAGTTCGCGGGCGTAGCCTTCCCCGACCGTCAGGCCGAGGTCGCGCGTGATCGTCAGGAGCGCCGCCGCCGTCGTCGCCATGTCCACCGCGTCGTCGAACTGCGGGACGTACTGCGGCGTGTACTTGACGAACGACTCGCCGAGGTTCATCCGGACGAACGGCACGAACAGGTCGCGGCGGATGACCTCCGAGATCAACTGCCAGAGTCCATACAACACGTCGCGCCGGACCATCTCGTGCACCGCCGCGCTCACCTTGCTGCCCTGGTCCGTCCCGACGGTCGCCGTCTGCTGCGAGCCGAGTAGCGCGACCGAGATCCGCTGTGCTGACTTCTCCAAGTACGTCTCGTGGACGAGCTCCCCGTTCGTCGGCACGGATGTCGACGCGAACTCGACGCTCGTTCCCTCAGAGACGACGAGCGAGCCGGCCGATCCGAAATCAGCGAAAGCGGACTCGAGGACTTGCCGATCCTGCTCGCGGCCGTACTTGCCGACGGGGACCGGCATCCCGAACCGCTCGATCGCCTGCTGCTCCCACTGCCCGACGTTCAGCCGCCCGAACCAGTCGCCAAGGATCGAGCGGAAGACGCCGCGAAGCGAGAACGTCGGGACGTCGCGGTCGACGACGGTGACGAGGAACTTGCCTGGGAAGTCTGTCAGCGGCAGGCCCTTGCTGTCGTTCGGGTCGAGCGCGACCCGCAGCGCCCCGGTCTCCGCGTCGTACCGGAGCCGCTGCTGCGGGACTGTCCGGAACCCGACCCATCGCCGCGCGGCCGAGGCCGAGTCGTTCCAGATTATCTCGACGAGCGAGGCGCCGCGGAGGTCGCCCTCGACGATCCCGCCGATGGCGTCGCGGATGCCTGCGTCGGGGGAGTCGACAGCCTTGCGCACGTATTCCGCAACGCGGAGCGCCTCGGGCGTCTCGTCGACCGGGATAACCTCGGCCGGCAGCGACTGGACGCCCGCGATGAGTTGCCGCCGGACGCCGCGAACGTGCGAGTCCGTCGCCGGGATCAGGTCGTAGACGGCGGCGATCTGTCGGAGGTCTCCGTTGTCCGCCTGCGACAGAGCCGAGGTGATCTGCGCTGCGGTGATGGCGGCGACCGATGTCCTCGGGCGGAAGTCGGGGCGGGACGGGGTGATGAGACGCCCCGAGAGCGCGTCGAGCGCGGCACGGAGGCGACTGGCGAAAATGGACGTTCCCATCCATCGCCAGAATCGGAGCGCGAGGTCCGATTAGCTATCTACGCCTGTCCCGCCGGGACATCCTTTCGTCGGGCGCGAGGTAGCGCAGTTCGGTCACCTCGGCCGGCAGCGCGATCTCCACGACGGGGACGAGGAACCGCAGCCCGCACCCGGCCGGAGCCGGGCAGACGAAGAGCGTGAGGTGGACGCGCCGCTCGATGCATGGGTCCTCATCGAGCTCGGGGACGTGGCGCATGACACGGCGTCCCTTGACCCTGGCCACCGGCTTCCCGCAGCGGGGGCAGCGGGTGGTCGCCATCAGAAACCTCGTCCCGCCCCGCGTGATACGCGGACGGCGGATGCTGCGGCTGGGCCGTGGCCTTCCCGCACGAACGCCTGCACTACTGCGTCCGCGAGGTCCGTCGACCGTCCGAGCCGTTTCCTGATCTCTGCCTTCTCTTCAATGGCCACCTTCCCGGCGCTCGTCGTCCGCCAGCGTGGGGCGGCAAGCTCCCCGACGAGCGAGGCGTCCCCATCGCCCGGCAGCACGCTGTCCGGCGGCAGACAGACGGCCGACCCGTTGCCGGGGTCCAGCCGCTCGCGCATCCCCCACCAAGCCTCGGCTCGCCGGTTGACAAACTCGAGTTCCCCGGACGAGTCCTTGCCCTGCGCCTTGGCCCCCGCCACGAACGCCCGAGCGTCCGCCTTGAGTTCCCGCAGCCGGGCGACGACACCGGCCCCGACGCCGATCGCATCGACCTGGGCGTACGCCC